ACAGATGCTCTACAAGATGAATTAACAAAGTTGGCACGCGACGATAGCAACAGTGATTTCAAAGCATTCTACAGATACATTAACAGAGGTTCTCACTCTGATGCGGTAAATATTACTGATATGGGCGACATAGACCCAGATAAATACCTAAAACAATTGAGAACAATATTTTCAGCTACTGGTGACGAAATGCATTATTTAAAAATGATGGACGAACTAGAAGAGGAGAACGTTACCGCTTAGGCCGCATATTATCGTTTTGGGTAAGAACGACGGTGCTTACGCACCGTCTCCCAACGCCCAAAGCGGTAGCGGTTGTACTGGCGTACATTCACTAGCTTTAACATGAGGCAATCTCCATGCCAGCACTATTGTTGCCAATAGCAGCCTTTATACCCTTTGTACAAAGCTAATACCAAGAGTAATGCAAAGTAGATGTCCCAAGCGGTAACGGGGCTATTCTATGTCAAACACAGAAATAATCAAAGCGCCCTATGAATCCCCCCAACCATCAGCGACCGGATACGTGAATTTTTTCCCGTCATAATTTACGGTCGCTCTACGCGCCAGCGCCTCAAGCTCCCATCGCTGCGGCCTGATACCGTTCTGAGCAAGGTCAACGCGGATACGGGTGATTTGCAATCGTTCAGACCTGGTCAGTCTGGCAGATGGTGCAATTTCATGCGGTTTTAACGGGCTTCCGTTTCTTTGCTGACGGTTTGGCGTTCTCAGGTCGTATTTTAATGCGCCCCTGAGCGCCCTCACGACCTCCGGTTCATTCCATTCAATAACACCGTCATCAACCAGATTAAGCACTGCTGCGGCGTGCTCAGAAGGTGTGGGAGCCGGTAACGAAGTATCACCACCGGTGAGCTTTCCACAGTTATTGACAGGACTCCGAGGCGCGGCGATGCCGCTTTTTAAAGTCAAGGGCTCAACGACCGGAACTTTCGGCACAATGCGCCAGTCCGTCGTTCTGGTGATATGAATATGACGCGCGCCGAGATGCGGCGCGTAAATGCCGACCACTCTCTCGACTTCTTCCTCGTACTCGTTAACGTCATCCGACGGGCTACGGGCGACCCTGACAGTCTGACAATCGCGCGGGACATTTGCCCCCCCTGCGCGCTGATATACAACGCAAAATCACCACTGTCTGCGCGGCGCGTGCAGCCTCGACGCGCTCGTCAAACTCATCAGCAATGCTGACGCCGCGAGGCAATTTGCGTAGTTCACGGTAAGCCCCCATTGTCGGCAGACCAACCGTTTTAAATTGCGGGATGCGCCACGTTGACGCCCATGCGGTAACAGCCGCGGCAGTGTCTTTCAGCGGCCTGCCGGTATCGTTATTGAGCTGACCATCCAGTGCATAGCCGTCGATATTTTTTGAGATGTATTTCGCGATATATCCCGCAGCACCGCCCCGGTTAAGGTGTTTCGCCTGAAAACGGTTTCGCGCGGCTCCTCTTTCGTCGCCATCCTCTTTGAGCGCATAGCGACGCATGATTTCGATAATCTGGTTACGCTGGCGTGGATTACAAAAAAGCATCATATGCCAGTGCGGCGTTCCGTCGTGGTGTGGCTCGACGACACGCAAACCGTAGACCTGTAAATCATTATCCTTGAATGCCGTGCGCATCAGGCTCCAGATCGGCAGAGATAACGCTGCGCATCCTTTGGATTAAATGCCTCATCGTTCCAGCCGTGATTAAGCTGAACGGTTTTACTTTCGCCTTTTCTGACCTGACGAGTCGGGTGATACTTTGACGGCGCGGTAAGCGTGATAAACATCCCCACATCACCCTCTGCGGCGGCGTAACGCTCAATACCGGCAATGGTGTTCATCAGCTCCATCCGGCGAATTTCAGGATTAGAAATACTGCCCATCACCTTACTGATAAGGTCGATGCGCTCGCCGGTTTCCCTGTTTTCAAGGTCACACGATTTAAGAAATTCCAGATTTGCCTGGCGGCGTGCACGCACATCACGAATGGCATGTTTACTGGCATAAGGAGAGCGGTCTTTATTGACCTCCCCGACAGCAATCAGTAACGCCTCATGCCAGCGCATACGCTGGCCTTTAAGCTGATGAGTCCACCACTCATCGTTAAACAGACGGGCAATGGCAGAATATGCCTGCCTCGTGGTCATCTGTCCTTTACGGTATTTTTTCCAGTAGAGCGGGGAAATATTGAAAGCTCGTGCAGCGCCAGCAACATGACCATAGAGGTGAGCCTGCGCCTCATCCGTAAACAGCGATTCTTTTTCGCCATGTGCATCAACCCAGGCATCGCAGAGTTCCTCATACATCATGAAAAGCTGCGATGAGATACGGGCAGCAAACTTTTTCAGCTCCTTGTCATTCATCCCCGGCAGGCGCGCATACTGGTCGCGCTCTGCCAGAAACAGCAACGACGCGTCGGTGTTCATTTCATGGCGCTGATTCACACGCTCAATGCGCGGCCATAAACGACGCTGAAAAGTGGATGTGAGGAAATAAAACCCGTGCACCGGGCTTTTATTGCGCCGGATGTAGTCATAGCGTGAAGTAAACAGCGAGCGCAAAAAGTAAGGCAGGCGGTTAATCGTGGATAAAACACCTTGCACCTGACGCATCTCGTCACGTGTAAGGGGTCTTTCGCGCCCGACAGCCTCGCGTGGCGCGTTCCATGCATAAGCACCGGTAAACATCTTACCGGTGCCTGCGGCAAATGCTGACGGAGGGACAAAACGCCCGGAGGCTTTAACGGCCATATGAGCCAAAAGCCTCTGAACAACGCTTGCTGAGTTGCTCAACCTGCACGTTTAAATCAGCAAAAGACTTTGCGCTTCCGGTCAGAATATCGTGATGCATCAGGCCTGAAACGAGCTGGCTTAATTTCGGGTAATAACCAACCACCGCCAGCCATTCCTGACCGGCGTTTTTACCGCTTTCCGCTCTCTTTTTCTCGTGGAGAATAAACTGAAAGCTGTCACTGGTAACGACATAACGTTCGCCAATTTCAATACGAATACTCATGCCGTTCTCCGGTAATGTTTGTTTTTTGCTTCAAAGACTGACTGACAGGAAACACAACGCGTGGCTGACGGGTAAGCCGCACGACGGGCAGCAGGTATTGGCGCGTCACACTCTTCGCAAACCAGCGCAGAAGCACCGCAATGTTTTACCCTTGCCGCGTTAATCTGGCGCTCCAGTAATTCAGCCTGTTGTTCCTGAATAAAATCTACGTTGTCCGGCATTACCAGTTCCTTTTGTCGTTAAGTTTTTTAAATTCATCAGCGCAATAGCTGGCGATTTCTGTCGTTAATTTCGTCAGTTCATCCACGGAGGAAATTTGCTTGTGAAATACAGCGCGTTTAACAAGTAAATTGACCACATCAGACAGGAGGTTTAATTCACTCTGATAAATCGCGATAACAGATTCAGTTATTTCGCGTTTTTCTTTATCAAGACCAAGTTGAATAAGAGACAAATCGCCATTTTTCATAACGGCGATTTTTAAGGCATTGTTCAGTAAAACAACTGAACGAGAACAGGACATCAAAGCACCTCCCCGCGAGACAAGCCGATGTTGTGAAATTTTTCCGACTCCTGACTGAGCAGCTCGACTATCTCCACGCGGGATAACTCCGCCTTTGTGATGTGGCGAATCATGGCGTCAAGATGAGAAGAAAAGCGCGTCGCAGCGTCGGCCTGTGCTTCGGTTCTGGCCTGTTGCAGCAGTAATGCGTATATACCGCACTGATTTTCAGAAACTGTATGCATGACTTTCTCCAGGCAAAAAGAAGCCCCGCACAATTAAGTGCGTTAAAAACTCTGGTTAATTACTTAATGCAGATATTGCTCTGGTTTTACCGACGTCAGAATTGTCGGCGCATACTCAAACAGGCTGAATAATTCACGTAATGCACGGAATAAAGCATCACGCCAGTAACATGACTCTTCATTAATTCGCCAGTATGGCTGGTTGAATTCTTTTTCAGTCAATCCGGCATGCATAAATAAAGTACGGCGCTGACTGACAGTTAAAAAGCTAATATATGCATACTCACTTGCGCCAACCTGACGGCGTTTTGAGAATGCCCCGCGCAATTCATCAATTGCACAAACCAGCCGTTCACGTTCGACGTCGTTCATTTCTTCAAAACGCATCGTTGCGTGACGTTGTTTTAACTGCGCATGAAAGCAAACCGTTAGCCGTTCGCGCTCCATCATCTGATTATAATAATCACATGTATCCTGCCAGCGAGGGACGGCAAGATGCTTGCCAATTATCCGGCGCATAGCTGCTGGCTGTTTTTCAACGAGATTGAGCGTCATCACTGTCATTTCCATACCCTCCGGCTTTTCAGAAAGATCAGAACCTTTTTTAACGGACTCTGTTTTTTGGTGCGGATAATGATTCCCTTACGCCCCTTACCGTGGGTGATGGTGAAGTCAATCGCCCTGGGGCTTTCGTTACGCAGTAACTGAGCAATACAACGCGGCTCATTCATAATCACAACCCCATCCACAAAAGCCATGCATCACGCTGTTCAACCGGTCGGTTATAAAACGCCTCATGCACACCGCGATTGAACTCAGGAATGAAAACCAGCTTGTCGCCTGCGCGAGCATTTGGTTTGTTTGGATCACGAAACTCAACAACCGGCAGCTTATTAGCTTTAATCATTTCAACAACCGCAGTACGCGGTTTTCCGAGCAATTCTGCGAACTTATCAGGGTGTACCGCGTCAATCGGATACTGAATTACATAGTTGTTTGCGTCCATAAAACACACCTGTCGTGCTAATCTTATTTGTTCCAGCCCTTTCAAAACCGCTCAGGAACGCTCCTGACTGGCTGGACTCACGCCCCAAAAGGTTTCCAAACAAGTACCTTTTGAGGGGAATATAGTCTCCATAAGGGAACCATGTCAAATGAAAATATCGGAGAAACTTCGCGCAATCCGCAAAGCTGAGGGATTAACGCAAAAAAAATTTTGCGAACTTAGCGGATTAGCACTTAGCTCATTGAAAAATTACGAAGGAGGACATAAAGAGCCTGGACTACAAATCGTAAAGCAAGTGGTAAACACGCCTCTGTTTAAAAAATATACACTGTGGATTATGACAGATGAGGTTGCGCCAGAAGCCGGGCAGATTTCCCCGGTCGTCGCACACTCTGGGCAAGAAGAAACAACCTCGTCACACTCAGACCGCAAAACTGGCTAACTATTTACCGAAATTACATGCACATAAAATGCATGTTACTGGTAAAAAAATATTCACCACACAACCATAAAGGGTCAAACAACAAGAAAACACGTGCTCATCGGAGGGCTTTATGAGTATCAGAAAGCTCGATGATGGACGTTATGAAGTGGATATTAGGCCTCGCGGTCGCGATGGAAAGCGCATCCGCAGGAAATTTGAAAGAAAAGCTGAAGCACTAGCATTTGAGCGATACACAATCGCCAATGCCAGTCAGAAAGAATGGGGAGGCCAGCGAGCAGACCGCCGAACTTTGACAGAATTGCTCGACATCTGGTGGAAATACCACGGGCAAAACCACGAGCATGGGACAAAAGAGTTTAATCATCTGCTCAAAACCATCAGCGGTATAGGTGATATACCAGTGAGTCGGATGAACAAAAGGGCTTTGATGGATTATCGCTCCATGCGACTACGTGATGGCATCAGTGCTGCAACGATAAACCGCGACATGTACCGATTATCCGGCATGTTCACAAAATTAATTCAATTAGATGAATTTTCCGGGCAACACCCAATTCACGGACTGCCGCCACTGACGGAGGCTAACCCTGAAATGACGTTCCTAGAAAAAGCAGAAATCGAAAAACTGCTAAATGTTTTGACTGGTGATGACTTACTTGTCGCGCTTTTATGTCTGAGCACTGGAGGAAGATGGACGGAAGTTGCCACGCTAAAACCAGCACAGATTACAAGTTGCAGGGTTACCTTCCTGAAAACCAAAAACGGTAAAAAGCGAACAGTGCCGATATCTGAGGAACTGGAGAAAAAAGTTAAAGAGGAGGCCAGCGCCAAATTGTTCAAGGTCGATTATGAGAAGTTTTGCGGGATTTTACGCAGAGTAAAACCTGACATACCTCCCAATCAGGCAACCCACATTCTGCGGCATACATTCGCAAGCCATTTCATGATGAATGGGGGCAACATAATTGCACTGCAACAGATTCTGGGGCATGCGAGCATTCAGCAGACAATGACCTATGCGCATCTTGCGCCTGACTACCTGCAGAACGCCGTCGCTCTGAATCCACTAAAAGGCGGAGTGACGTTATAA